GATGGTGTAGAGCGTATTAATCTTCAAAAGGCTCCTCCTGAAAAGGAAACAGTAGTAGAAGAAAAAGTTGAAGAACCTGAAGTTGAAACTCAAGAAGTTTCTGCTCCAGAAATGTCAGATAGTGACGTTCTTTCATATATTGAAAACAAATACGGTGAAGAGGTATCTTCACTGGATGATTTCATTGTTAAGCGTAATACGTCAGAGGAATTACCTGAAGACGTTAAAGCTTACTTTGAGTATAAAAAAGAAACAGGAAGAGGGATTGATGATTTTGTAAAATTACAACAAGATTATGATTCTATGAATCCTGATTCTTTAATTGCTAGTTATTATTCTGTAACCGAAGAAGGTTTAGATTCAGAAGATATACAATATTTAATGGATGATAAGTTTGGTTATGATGAGGATTTAGATGATGACAAAGAAAAAAAGAAAAAACAACTAGCAAAAAAAAGAGAACTATCTAAAGCTAAAAAGTACTTTAAAGAACAAAAAGAAAAATACAAGCTTCCACTTGAGTCAAGAGGAGTTGTTTCTGAGAGTGATGATAAGGAAATAAAAGCTTATAGAAAGTACATAGAGCAAAATGCTGTTTACGAAAAGGAAGCAGCTAATAAGCTAAATTGGTTTAAACAAGAAACTAATAAAGTATTTAATAAAGATTTCAAAGGTTTTGAGTTTGTTATTAATGATAAGAAAATTTCTTATTTACCTTCTGCTGTTGAAGATGTTAAAAAGAGTCAATCGTCTATCGATAATTTTGTTCAACAATATGTTGATGATAGAGGTTTGGTAAAAAACACTTCGCAGTATCATAGAGCTTTATCTATGGCCATGAATCCAGACAAGTATGCTAAGTTCTTTTACGAACAAGGCAAGGCTGATGCAGTTGAGAATATATCCAAAAAATCAAAAAACATAAATATGGATGTAAGATCAGCTCCACAAGTCACATCAAAATCTGGCTTCAAAGTAAGATCTCTAAATCAAGATTCAGGTCGAGGTTTAAAGATTAGAAGTATAAAAAAAAATAATTAATAACATTTAAAAATTAAAAATTATGCCAGGAGCAGTAGCCGGCGCTCCATCATTTGCGTTACAACCAAGTGCTGAGAGAGTAGCCGTACAATCAAACTATATTACTAATTTCAATTTCTTGAATCAGTATCTTCCAGATACTTATGAAAAGGAGTTTGAAAGATATGGTAATAGAACAGTAGCGTCATTCTTAAGAATGGTAGGCGCTGAAATGCCTTCTAATTCTGACCTTATCAAATGGGCGGAACAAGGAAGATTACACACTAAATACACAAATGTAACTTCAGCTGCAGCAGCAGCTCAAGATGTTGCTACATTAACTATTAATGACGCCCTTGTACCAGGTACAGGAGGAATCGCTATTAGAGTAGGACAAACATTTATGTTGTCAGACAGTTCAATTGGTTCAACTAATAGTAACAAAGGTATCGTTACTGGAGTTAACTATGCAGCAGGAACAATTGATGTTGCGTATTATGAAGCAGGTGGTCAAACAATGGCTGCAGCTGTACAGTGTTCATTATTTATATATGGTTCTGAATTCCAAAAAGGTTCAGTTGCTATGGAAAATTCTTTAGAAGCAGACGATGTCATTTTCCAAAACAGCCCAATCATTATCAAAGATCTTTACGAAGTATCTGGTTCTGATATGGCTCAAATTGGATGGATTGAAGTTACTACAGAAAACGGAGCAACAGGATACTTATGGTATTTAAAATCAGAACATGAAACAAGATTAAGATTTGAAGATTACCTAGAAACAGCTATGGTGGAAGCAGTTCCAGCTGAAGCAGGATCTGGTGTAGCAGCTATCGCAGCTGGAGTGGCATCAGGAACAGGTAATAAAGGATCTGAAGGATTGTTTTATGTGTTAGGTCAAAGAGGAAATGTTTGGGGCGGTGGAATACCTGCGGCTTTAGCAGACTTTGATGCTATCATTCAAAGATTAGATAAGCAAGGAGCTATCGAAGAAAACGTATTATTCTTAAACAGAGAATTTTCTTTTGATATCGATGATATGTTAGCTGCACAAAATTCTTATGGTGCAGGTGGTAGTTCTTATGGATTATTTGATAATGATGAAGAGATGGCTTTAAATTTAGGTTTCTCTGGATTCCGAAGAGGTTATGATTTCTACAAAACAGATTGGAAATACCTTAACGATCCTACTATGAGAGGTGATATTGTTGGAGGGAAAATCAACGGGGTACTTGTACCAGCTGGTTCAACTTCAGTATATGATCAAATCTTAGGTAAGAACGCTAAGAGACCATTCTTACATGTAAGATATAGAGCTTCTGAAACTGAAGATAGAAGATACAAAACATGGATTACAGGATCTGCTGGTGGCGCTGCTACTTCAGGAACTGATGTAATGCAAGTTAACTTCTTGTCAGAAAGAGCGCTTTGTACTTTAGGTGCAAACAACTTCTTCTTATTCCAAGATGCATAATAAGTAGTTCAATAATATCGGGGGGTGAATTTCACCCCCTAGATATTTTTTATAAATTTTAAATTAAATCAAATGAAAAAAAGTAAACAAGTATACCATGATAAGGTATACAGATTAAGAAGAGATGCAGCACCACTTTCCTATATGCTAGCATCTAAACACACAAAAAGAAAAGCCTTACTTCACTTCGATGAAGAAACAGGAATTAATAGATCGTTACGCTATGCTAGAAATCAAAAATCTATTTTTGAAGATGAGCAAGATGGTAACGCTATATTAGAACCTATTATTTTTGAAGAAGGAATGCTAAGAGTTCCAAGACAAAATCAAATTTTACAGCAATTCTTAAAACTGCATCCAGGTAATGGTAATGTTTTTTATGAAGTAGATAATGAACAAGATGCTGCCGCAGATATGGAAATCATGAACTTTGAATTAGAAGCTCAAGTAGCTGCGCGTGATTTAACGCTTTCTAAGCTCGAAAGTATTTCTAGAGTAGTATTAGGTGTTAGAGCAGATAAAATGACAACAGCGGAGCTTAAAAGAGATATAATGGTATTTGCTAGAAGAGACCCGCAAGAGTTTTTAGATTTAATTAACGACCCAATGGTTGGATTACAAGATGAAGTAGTTAAAATGTTCAGCGCTACATTGTTGCAAATGAGAAACAAAAATAGAGATGTGTATTTTAATTTAAAGAAAAATAAAACTAAAATGCTTACGGTTCCTCATGGTGAAGAACCATCTTACATTGTAGCTTCTTATTTTCAAACAGATGAAGGTGTTGAGTCATACAAGCTATTAAAGAAAATGCTAGATAAATAAAGGAGTATATCCTCGAATAAATCAAATCGTATTTTTTTTATGTATCTTTGTGTAAACATTAAATGCAATGATAAACGAAGTACGAAATGCAGTGATGGCTGTAATAAATAAAAATAACTATGGGTACATTTCTCCTAGTGATTTTAATTTATTTGCAGAGCAGGCTCAACTTGATGTATTCGAGGATTATTTCTACTTGTATAACAACCAACTTAATTCGGAAGTTATGCGCAAGTCGGGAACAGGATATGCCAATATAACTAAAGGTATTGTAGAGGTAATTGATAGTTTTTCAGTAAACACTATACTCACACAAGCAAATGCAAATCAATATATTTTACCTGCAGACTATTATTTAGTAGATAAAGTTTTTTATTATTCTACTTTATTAGATTCTGGTACTGCTACTTCTACCCTTGGTTCATTATTAATAGATGGTGGGCAAAACTTTTTAAGTACTATAACACCAGGAAGTTTAGTTGTAAACACATCTATTTCATTACAGGCTTTTGTAGTGACTGTAGATAGTGATATTCAATTGACACTAAGTAGTCCTATAATAGCATCCGGACAAAATTACTCTATCTATTCTAATACTAATATTAGAGAGGTAGAAAGAATTACTCAAAATAAAATATTTTATTTAACTAATTCTAATATAGCCGCACCAAACACAATGTTTCCAGCATACGTTCTTGATAGCGCTACAGGTACATCTTTAGGAAATACAGTTACTGTTTACCCTACAACTATTACTGGAGCTGCAGATATACACGCACAATATGTAAGGTATCCTTTAGCGCCTAAATGGACATATACCTCTTTAGCGGGTGGAGAACCTGTGTTTAATGCATCTGCTACTGATTATCAGGATTTTGAATTACCTATTTCAGATATGAATGGTCTTGTAAATAAAATATTACAATATGCTGGCGTGTCAGTTAGAGAAGCAGACGTAACTAAATTTGGACAATCATTAGAAGCAGAAGATAGATTAACAGAACAATAAGATTATGGCATACTTAACAGGTTATCAATATTACGAAAATTCAGGTAATATCCCAGAGGATAAAAATTGGGGTAGCTATCAGTATGTGTCATTAGAAGATATAGTAAATAACTTTATGCTTATTTACAATGATAATTTACAATTAATTAATAACGTAAATAGATATCAAGTTTTGTTTTATGCAAAAAGAGCAATACAAGAATTAAACTACGATGCATTTAAAGAAATAAAAGTATTAGAATTAGATGTATGTGATAGATTAAGATATGTTTTACCTCCTGACTATGTGAATTATGTTAGAATCTCAATGTATAAAGATGGTGTTTTAATGCCATTAAGTGAAAACATACAAGTCAATTCAGCTAAAAGTTATTTGCAAGCTCATGATTGTAGAATATTATTTGATATTGATGGAAATATTTTAGAAGCAGAATATTCAGCTTTAGACAGACAAAGAATTGCTGGTACAAAAAAATCTATTTATCTAGGTCAAGGTCAGTATAACGGTAGAGAAGGATATAATGTAGATGGATGTTGGTATTTTGATTACCAAATTGGCGCAAGGTTTGGGTTAAACACAGAAACGGCTAATATAAATCCTACATACAGAATAGATAAAAAAGCCGGTGTTATTAATTTTAGTTCTGGAATGGCTAATCAATTATGTGTACTAGAATATGTTTCTGATGGTATGGAAAATGGAAACGATGGATCAGTGAGTGTAAACAAAATGTTTGAAGATTATGTTTATTCATATATTAAATACGCAATTTTAAATTCAAGACTAGGAGTACAAGAATATATTGTAAACAGAGCAAGGAAAGATAAATCAGCACTTTTAAGAAATGCAAAAATTCGCCTAAGCGACATACATCCAGGTAGGCTTTTAATGAATCTTAGAGGTCAATCAAAGTGGATTAAATGACATTAATACAAACTAATTTTATTAAAGGCCGAATGAATAAATCGGTCGATGAAAGATTACTACCACCTGGTGAGTATGTAGATGCGTTGAACGTAAGGTTAGGCTCTACTGAAGATACAGAAATAGGTTCTGTAGAAAATTCAAAAGGAAATTTATTAATAGCTGAATTAAGTTATGACGGCGTTCTTTTAGATCCTGCTGTCACAAGATGTCTAGGGACACTTGAAGATAGCGCTAATAACACTATATATTGGTTTGTTCAAGATCCAGGAACTGGAACACAACCAACTAAAGTTGATATGATTGTTTCATTTAATGTTATTAATAATAATTTAATATATCACGTAATATCTACAAGCGTATTAAACTTTAATCCTACTTACTTAATTAATAGTGTAAACATAATAGATAATTTATTATTTTTTACAGACAATATTAATCCTCCAAGATGTATTAATGTAGATAGATCTTATCTTCCCCCAACAGCATTAGATGTGGATCAAATTACTGCAGCAGAATTAAATGTTATAAAAGCGCCACCAATGTCAGCGCCTACAATTAATTTATTACAATCCGGTCAAGAAGAAAATTTTTTAAAACAAAACATTGTAAGTTTTGCTTATAGATACAGGTACTTAGATGATGAATATTCTGCTATATCTCAATTTAGCGACATCGCATTTGTGCCAAGCTTTTTTGATTTAAACACTAGTGATTTATCTAACAGCGGTATGGAAAATACCTTTAACACAGCTGAAGTTACATTTAATACAGGTAGCAAATTGGTAAAGGAAATCGATTTATTATTTAAATATGCTAATCAACCAGGTGTTTATGTAGTAGAACAATTTAATAAAGGTATACTAGGGTGGTCTAATAACATTAATAGAACTCAAGTGTTTAGGCATAATCAGATATACACATCCTTAAGTGACAATCAATTAACTAGATTATTTGATAATGTTCCACGAACAGCAAAGTCGCAAACTATTATGGCTAACAGATTGATGTATGGTAACTACATAGATGGTTACAATGTAAACAATCAGTTAAATTATACAATTTCTCAACAAAGCGACGTAATAAACTTGCAAGAATTCAGCAGTGTATTGTCAAGTGGTGCATACACAATAGATATAAGTAAAACAATTAGTAACTCAGTAGCTACTTTTGATTTTTCTAACATTGATAATGCAGCTTCGTTAAAACAAGATTCTCAAATAGGATTTGAGTTTAACTTTCAGTCATCTGAATTTAATGCTCCAGGTGGAGGTGCAGCACCCGGAACCCCAACCCAGGCTACAACAAGTATTACATTTACTATAACTTTAAATCAAGATTATAATAGTATATACGATTTGTTTAGCGGGACATTTTTGACTCAGCAAATAGGCCCAGGTGTATCAGGCCCTTTTACTACAAATAATCCTTGTAATGAAACTACATTTACTGATATTTTAAATTGCGCTATAACAGATCAAACACCAAACTTACACACTTATTCAGGAATAGATAATAGAGATGAACCTATAAAAATCACCACTAATCCTGGAAGCTCTTCGGTAAGTATACAGTTAGTGGCTGCAGAATTTGATGACCCGGGTGTAGCTCCAAATCCAGATATGTTTGGTTATTATAAATTTATTTTAGCACAAGCTGATTATTCTTCTAATGGAAACAGAAAAAGTTTACATAGCAATAGAAACTATGATGTGGGTATTGTGTATATGGATGAGTATTTAAGAAGCACAACAGCATTAACTTCTAGAAATAATGCCATATACATTCCTCCTGCAAGTTCTATCACTGCTAACAATTTAAAGGTAACTATACCTACTACAATGACACCTCCCCCTTGGGCAAGCAAATATAAATTTGTTATTAAAAGAGCAGAAGATACTTACGAAACTATTTATTCAGTGATTTCATTTGATGATGATTCTACTAATTCAGTATGGATTAGACTTGAAGGAGATAATCAAGTAAAATCAAAAAAAGGAGATACTTTAATTGTTAAGGCTGACGTAAGTGGGCCTTTGAATACAATAGTAAAAACTAAGGTTTTAGCTATTGAATCAAAAGGAAATAATTTCTTAACCCCCGAAGCTTCACAAGGTATTGGAAGCAACGCTCCATTTATTTCAGAACCTGCGGGATTATACATGAACCTTAAACCTCAAGGCTTTACAATAACTGATGATGTAAATGGGTTTTTTGAAAGTGGCCAAATAGGTGGTAGAAGTGCTAAAAGAGGAGGGCCGGCGGCAAAAGCAGGAATTCCTTGTTTTAAGGAATCTATAGATGCTTCTGGTAATGCACAGGTTGAAAACATAGATATTCCTGAAGGATCATTAGTGAACTTTGCATTAAAATTTAACAGAAATGCAAGTGACGGCGGATTTTTAGTGGGGAGTTCAGAACAAAAAACATACGTGTACAATAGAACTGTGGTCTCTTCTCAAGATTACAACTCAATGTTTGAATTTGTTAATGGTGAAGGTATTGATTTTACAGAAGGTGTGGCGTCAGGAACTGGAACACAACCAACTAATGTATATACTAACACTATTGGTAATTTAGATACTGCATTTGATGGTGTTACTTTTCAACCTAATGGTGAAAATAAATATAGATTTTATACGGTAAACGGTACAAATCCACCTGCTTCAGGGGCGGTAGTACCCACAGATAATGGAGCAAAACTTACTCTGGGACTTGTAAGTGGAAACGGAGGAGATAGTGGTCAAAGAACTAGAATAGAAGGACAAATAACCATTAACATTGGTAGTGCGTCTTTAATACTAGAAACAGAACCATTAAATGCGGACTTAGATATATACTATGAAAACGAT